GATGATTTGGTGGCTGAGTCTGACTTTGCTTCTGCTGTGTTGCGTACACCTGAGCATGAGTTCCGCACGAAGCGATTGAATCAATGGGTGAATGTGAAGAACGCGTGGCTTCCGGCTGGCGCGTGGGATGAAATTGCTGACCCGACCGTGAGACTCGAACCGGGCGACGAATACTATTTAGGTTTCGACGGCTCGTGGAAAAACGACAGCACCGCGCTGGTGGCGGTTATCATGCCACGGTTTGACGGCGACGTGTTCCGGGTGCTCCGCGCCGAATCGTGGGAAAAAGATTTCGCGGTCAATGATGATTCGTGGGTGATTGATAAACAGGCCGTTGCGAATTATGTTCTTGAGTTTGTGGGCGAGAATCCGGGTTGCAAGGAAATGGTTTGTGACCCGTCGTTTTGGCAAGATGAAATGTATCAGTGGCTCGATGGTGGCATTCAGGTTGTCGAGTTTCCGCAAACGCTCGCGTATCAAGTCCCGGCGACGGCGCGACTTTTTGAAGGCATCATGTCAAAGAAGTTTGTGCATGACGGAGACCCAGCACTAGCGCGGCATATGGACAACTGCATACTCAAGGCCGATAGCAAGGGCGGTTCGAGGCTTACGAAGGATTACCGTAACCCGAAACTCAAAATTGACCTTGCCGTCGCGTTGATGATGGCATGGCATAGGGCATCGGCTAAACTCGAACCCGAGGTTATCCCACAATTTTACTTTTAGGCGGTCTCGTGGTTTCCACAATTTTGCAGGTGGCAGGTGTGGCGGTCATTGTCGCCGGGGTTGCACTCATTTGGCTTCCGGCTGGCATTATTGCCGCCGGTCTTGGTTTGGTGCTTATCGGTTTGGCGGTGGCTAACTAATGTTCGAGCGACTACTTGAGAAGCGCACAACTACGTTTCAGTCAATCTTTGCTTCGGGTGGGGAGTACATTGGCGGCACTCTTGCCGGTGTGACGGTTGACCAAGATACCGCGTTGACAATCAATGCTGTGTTCTCAGCGGTGAGCCTGTATGCGGATTCAGTTTCGACTCTCCCACTTGACGCGTTCATTCGTCGTGACGGTGAGTTGTATCCGTTCCGACAGGGCGGCGGTGCGCCAGCATGGGTGCAAAACCCTGACGTGGATTTTATCGGCTACACGGCTTTTTATTCGGCGGTCATCACCTCGGTCATGCTTGACGGAAACGCGTTTGTGCGTGTCTACTCGAACGGATCGGGTGAGGTTGTCAACCTTGTTGTGCTGAACCCGACTGATGTGACGGTGAAACGTAATGCGTTGGGCCGTCTGACGTTTAGGATCACTTCCACGAAGGAAGAGCTGACGAGTGAGAATATCATTCATGTTGTTGACATTCTGAAGCCGGGTGCGGTTCGCGGCACGTCACGTGTTGACGCGTTGAAGGAAAACCTGGCACTTGCTAAAGCTCTGGAATCGTTTACAGCGACGTTTTTTGGTTCGGGCGTGAATATGGCTGGAATCATTGAGGTTCCGCAAGCATTGACTCAGCAGCAGGCTGAGGAATTGGCTGCCGGTGTTGACCGTCGGCATGGTGGTTGGCGACGTTCCGCAAAAACGGGCGTGCTCACGGGTGGAGCGCAATGGAAACCTACGGGCATTGATCCAGACAAAGCAGGCCTTATTGAGCAGCGCAAGTTTGCGGTGCTTGACGTATGTCGTGCGTTTTCGATTCCGCCTTACCTTCTCGGAGTGACTGACGGAGGTATGTCATATTCGAGCGTCGAGCAACAAGGCTTGCAGTTTGTTGCCATGTCTTTGCGCCCACTTGTGGCAAAGATTGAAAACGCATTTAGCAAGCTCATGTCTCGTACGCCGGGCGGTGAAACGGCGTTCATTCGTTTCAATATGGACGCGCTGGTGCGTGCCGATTTGAGCGCGAGGACTCAGGCTTACGCGTCGGCTTTGCAGGCTGGCTGGATGAGCATAAACGACGTGCGTCGTATCGAGAATATGCGTCGTGTTGATGACGTTTCGGCAGACAAGCCACGCGTCCCATTGGCTTCGGTAAACATTGATGCGGCAACTTTGACGGGCGATAAAGAGCGCGTAGCAATGGCGCAAATGCTTGTTCAAGTTGGTTATGACCCGGCGTCGGTTGCGAAGCTTCTCGGCCTTGACGTATCTCACACCGGCTTGCCTTCGTCGCAGTTGCAACAAGTGGCGATGATTGATCCGCAAAATCCGTCAAGCGTTTATCCGGGCGGTAATTAGTGCCCTACTCGATTACGCAGAATAACCCTGATTGCTCCGGGTGGGCAGTTGTTGACCCTGACAATGTTGTATTCGGTTGCCACAAGACAAAGGGTGACGCTATCAAACAGGCGGTAGCGATTTCGCTTGCTACTGACGAGCCGTTCATTGGTGAACGAGCTATGCCAGATTTGAGCGCACCACAGTTCATGCGTGACGCTGCCGTGCAGGGTGTGAAGTGGTTTGAGGATGGGCTTGCCGGTGATGGTGTGACAGCTGGCACGGTGCGCGAGGCACGGTTGATGGCTTCGGGTGACGTGTCTGAGGATAAGTGGCGGCGCATTTCGGCGTGGATTGCACGGCACCTTGTTGACCTTGACGCACCTGACGCACAGCCTGGTGCTGATGGATACCCGTCGCCGGGCGTTGTGGCTCACGCGTTGTGGGGTTCACAGGGCGGAAAGGATGGCGCGTTGCGCGTGCAAGATTATGCAGAAAGACTGTTGACACGGATTGAGGCGGAAACGCGCAATGCTGACGGGCCTACGGTGAAAATCTCGGACATTGACGGGACTCTCATACAGGGTGGGCGACGCGTTGAGAAAACATGGATGTTCTTACAAGATCAGCCTGGCGCATTGTTCATCGTCACGGGTCGTCCAGAATCCGAGCGTGATGCAACTGTGCAACAACTTAAAGACTTGGATATTACTTACTCGCGCCTCATTATGAACCCGTCGAGCACCGCCGATTCGCCCGAATACAAAAAAGCTACAGCTGAAGAACTGCTAAAAACTTACAACGTAACTGTGGCTGTCGAGAATAACCCGCAAACGCTTTTGTATTATGACGAGCTTGGGATTGATGCTGTCGATCCGAGAAATATTGATGCACAGGGCGTTGAGGCTCAGTCTGGCGACGCGCAAGCTGTAGATGAATCTTCCGCATATCGTGCAGGTAAAATCGATAACATGGGCAAAGTTGAGACGCGCGAGTTTACAACCACGATTGAGCTTCGGGCTGAGGGTGACGGCAACACGTTTAGCGGTTACGCAGCGTTGTTCAATTCGCCTAGTGAGCCGTTGCCGTTCACGGAGGTTATTGCGCCGGGCGCTTTCAAGCGGTCTCTGCGGTCACGTAATGACGTGAAAATGTTGTGGAACCATGACAGCGGATCAGTGTTGGCTTCGACTCGTTCGGGCACGTTGTCGCTTGTGGAAGATGAGCGCGGCTTGAAGGTCACTGCCGTTCTACCTGATACCACCGCCGGGCGTGACGCTCGTGAACTTATTTCAAAGGGAATTGTTGACGCTATGTCGTTCGGGTTCTCGGTTCCGTCGGGCGGTGATTCTTGGTCAACTGATGGTTCGACTCGAACACTCAAGTCAGTAAGGCTTTTAGAGGTCTCAGTAGTGGCATGGCCCGCTTACAGTTCAACTATTGGCACGGTGAGCGTGCGTGCACTTGACAAGGTGGCGCAACGCGCTGAGGTCGATGCTGACGCGTTACAAGACGTTTTGACGCGCATTGAGGATGGCGCGGATAGTCTCACAATGGATGATCGCCGTTTGCTTGAGCAGGTTCTGGATCGGCTCGCACCGGCTGAACAGGCTGATGAAATTGTGGGTGACCTTGACTTGCTCGCGCTCAAGAAGAAGAAGCTCAACATTTTGGAAAACTACTGATGGGCGAATATGAATTGCTGAACGAACGTCAGCAACAACAGGCTAATGACCTGGCTGAACTTAGCGTTGAGTATGGAAAGTTTGACCAGAGCACGGGTGCTGACGGGGCGCACTACGCGCCAGCAAGTGCAAACCCTTTCAAAGCTCAAGGGCTGATTTGTTCCAACTGTGTTTTCTATGACGAGTTGGGCGGTTGTCAAATTGTTTCGGGCGTGATTGAGCCGGAAGCAGTTTGCAAGTTGTGGATTATTCCCGAGATGACGATTCTTGAGGCTGAGGCTCAGGCGCAGCGTTCACTCGATATTGCGAAGCGCAAGTTGAAACTGCACGTTCTCTGACGTATTCTTTTTAGGCATGACGCTTGGGTGCTGGACTCGGGCGTTTTGCTTTTCGGCGTGTCTCTTACACGCTTTTAGTTAGGTAAGCCTAACCTAATAAGGATTCAGCGTTAGCGCGGTCACGGTTCAGAGTCAGCTCGACCATTCCCCTATCAATCTTTGACTTAAGGAGTCACCATGAGCGAGTTTATCCGTTCACAGGCCGAGACGAAGGCGAACCTGGTTCACCAAATCCGTGCCATTATCGACACCGCCGAGGAGCAGAAGCGCGGCCTCACAGGTGAAGAAACCGCCACCATTGACCGTCTCGAAACTGCCATTGATGACGCACAGCGTTCCATCGAGGTTGCCGAGCGCACCGAAGTTCGTCGTGCCGAAGCCGAGCAGGCTGCCGGTTCGTTCGTTCCTCAGATCATTGAGGCTCGTTCGGAAGCAGACATTTTCCGTGCCCTCGCATCGGGTGAGCTTCGTTCGCACGAGTTTGAAAAGCGTGCAACGCTGGTCAACTCGACTGACACGGTTCCCGTTTCGTTCTATGACCGCCTGTGGATGATTGCTCGCAAGGTCGGGCCGTTCCTTGACGTTGCTGACGTGATCGTGCGTAGCTCCGCCAACGACCTTCGTCTGCCGGTTATGACCGCGTACAGCACTGCCGCCGTCACCACGGCTGGTTCGGCTATCGGTCAGAGCGAACCGACGTTCAGCTCGATTCTGCTGTCGCCTGTCAAGGGTGCGTTCTTGTCGCTCATTGCGAACGAACTCATCACCGACGCTTCATTCGATATTGTTGGTTCGATTGCGGAGCAGGCTGGAAACGCGATCGGTACTTGGGCTAACGCAACCGCAACGTCTACCGTTGTTGCTGCCGCCGGTTCGGGTGTCGCTTCGGGTTCGGCTGTCCTCACGGGTGATGCTCTCATTGACCTGCAATTCTCGGTTGATGGTGCCTACCGCCCGAACGGTGCCTACATGGTGAACACGAGCACGCTCGGTGCTATGCGTAAGCTCAAGGACACTGTTGGCGCGTACCTGTACCAGGTCAACGTTGGTGCTCCTGACACGTTCGCTGGCGCACCTGTGCTTGAGAACCCGTCAATGTCGTCTGTTGGTTCCGGTGTCAAGTCGGTACTGTTTGGTGACTACAAGGCTGTTGCGATCACGCACAACAACGTGCAGGTTGCCACGTCGCAGGATGCTTACTTCTCGCAAGATGTTACGGCTTACCGTACAACCTTGCGCCTTGCCTCGGGACTCAAGTCCTCGGGTGCGGTGAAGTACCTCACCACTGCGTAACATTCACGCAAAAGGATTCCCCTTGCCCTTATCGGGTGAGGGGTTTTCTTTTGTGTAGGCTTGTGGCATGGGTAAGGAACGCGAGCAAATCAACGGTGCTATCGCGCTGGCATCAAACTCACCGGGAATCCCGACGGGCTACGGAACACAGGGCACACAGTTTCTCGAACGTGCGCTACGTCATGGCATGAAGTGTGCCAGCCTGAGCAACTACGGGCTAGAAGGCAACATTGGCACGGTCAAAGTTGGCAAGCATCAAATACCGCATTACCCGAAAGGGTTTCACCCGTACTCTGCCGACGTACTCCCCGGATGGTTCCAGCACTTCGACAAGTCGCACAACCGCGACACAGTGCTAATGACGCTTTACGACGTGTGGGTGTTTGAGCAAATGGCAAACACGTTCAAGTCTGGTGGCAAAGATATTCCTATCGTGTCGTGGGTGCCGTTGGATCATGTTTCGTTGCCTAATCAGGTTGCCTCGTTCTTGCGCCGCCCGAACGTGACCCCGGTGACGATGGCACCTCATGGGCAACGCCAGCTCGAAAAAGCCGGTATCGAGTCAACCTACATTCCGCACGCGATTGACGTTCACACTTACAAGCCGACGGAGAAAATGAGCCTCGTGGATATGACGGGGCGCGAATACATTTTGGGCGACAAGCAAGACGTGTTCCTCGTCGGCATGGTGAGCGCGAACAAGGCTAACGGCATGGTGCACCGTAAGAGTTTCGCGGAGAACTTTGCAGCGTTCGCATTGTTTCGCAAACTTCGGCCCGACGCAGTTTTGTATTTGCATGCTGATCCGTCACCCGTTATGGGCGGTTTCACGTTGCCTATGCTTGCGCAAGCGTTCAACCTTGAGCCGGGCGCGATTATCTTTCCCGACCCGGTACAACACCGCCTCGGATATTCTGACGCTGACATGGCGGCGTTATATACGGGCATGGATGTTCTTTTGCACGCGAACATGGGTGAGGGGTTTGGTCTCACAAGCGTTGAGGCGCAAGCGTGCGGAACGCGTGTTATCACCTCATCATGGGCGGCGTCGCCCGACCTTGCCTCAGAAGATTGTTTCTTAGTTGAGGGGCAACCGTGGTGGAACGAGCAACTAAAGGCCGTGTCACAGGTGCCAAATGTGACTTCGATTGCGAAGGCACTTGACCTTGCCTATCAAACCGGCGGCGGTCACTCGGAGAAGTCGCGTGACTTTGCGTTGCAGTTTGACGCTGACAAGGTGTGGGATGAGAAGTGGCTACCGTTTTGGAGAAAGGTGTTCGCATGATTCCGTTACTTGGTGTGCCTACGTTGACGCGCCATGACTTATGTGACCGGATGCTGGCAAGCATCGATTACCCGGTGCAAGATTTGCTCGTGATTGATAACAAGCCGAACGATTGGGAACCGAAGAAGCCTGGACTCGTTCAACGCTTGCACCACGTGCGCCTTCCGCAAAATCTTGGCGTTGCCGGATCGTGGAATCTCATTATCAAGTGTTCACCGTTTGCACCGTCGTGGCTCATTGTGAATGATGATGTGGTGTTTGAGCCGGGCGCACTTGGGACTATGGCTGGTGCGTTGCGCTCTGACGCGTTGCAGTTCATGGAGGTGCAACCAAAGTGGGCGGCGTTTGCTATCGGTGAGGATGTGGTGCAACGGGTGGGCTTGTTCACTGAGCTTCTGCACCCGGCATATTTTGAAGATAATGATTTTGAGCGACGGGCCAACGCGCTTGATGTTGACATTGAGCAAGTGCCAGCACGAGTGTGGCACGACAACTCGTCAACGTTGCAATCAGGTTTCGACATTCTGAACCACAAGAGTTTCAAGGCAAACGCCGAGACATATAACGCACGATCCGTTGGCGAAATTATGACCGGCGGCGAATGGGATTTGGCGATTCGTCGGGACTTGTCATGGGATTAATGACGGTTGTTGCTACCGCGCCGGGGCGTGAACGGTGGCTTGCACAGTGCATGGCTAGTTTGGGTGGGCGTGAGGTGCTGGCGGTTTCGCTTGAGCACGGTTACGAGTTGGGCAAAATCGAATGGGTTTACCGAAACACGACGCTTGACCGTTTCTTATTTCTGCAAGACTCTGCCGAAGTGTTGTCTAACGGGCTGTGGGGCAGGCTGGAGGAGTTTCCCGGCTCGGTTGCCCTGCTAGGTGACCCGAGCGTGTACGGGTCTTATATGGGCGTGTATGAGCGCAAGGTGCTTGACAAGCTTGTGGGCTGGCCTTTGGTTGACTCGAAGATGGGTGCGATTGCCAACGAAATCATGTGGACTCGTGAATACTCAGATAAGGCAGGGGGCGCACCTATTTTGTTCCCTGAACTGACCGACGCGAACGGGCACGTCGTGGAGCATTTTGGGCGTGACAACCTTGTGCTAGAAAATCAATACTTTCGCAAATATAAAGGCACATGGCGATGAGGGTTGAGGGGTTGACGTTCGGTGGTGAGCTGGACTTGCTCGAAGGTCGGCTAAACACGGTGGACGCGGATTTGTGGGTCATTGTTGAGGCTGACAAGACGTTCACGGGAACGCCGAAGCCGTACACGCTCGCGCAGAATTGGGAACGGTTTGCGCCGTTCCATGACCGCATCAAATACGTTCAGGTCACGATGCCCGACCTTGACCCGTGGGGATGTGACTTTTGGCAGCGCGATCAGGTGGGCGCGGTTCTCGAAACACTGAACCTTGCTGACGATGACCTTGTGGGGCTTTTTGACGTGGACGAATGGCCCGATAGATGGGAAGAATCATTGTGCGCCTGGAATATGCCGAAGTATCACATGAGCCTTCGCTGGTTTCACAAAATGGAACTCACGGGCGTCATGGGTCGCTGGGAGCATTTTCGCGGTCAGTCGGTGAACTCGATGCGCTGGTCTCGTAACACGTTGCCGATTGTTGAGGGCGGTTGGCATTTTACGTCTATGGGAGACCTTGACTATCTGATTCGCAAGGTGCGCGGTTTTGCTCATACCGAGCTTGTGAGTGCTCACCTTGACGATGAGTTGGCGCACTGCTGGACTCATGGGCACGATCTCGCGGGCGATTGGTTCACCGAATATGAAGACTTGTCAGCGTTGCCCAAATGGGCGCAAGACGGCAATTTTCAATCGGAATGGTACAGACTAAGACCATGAAAGTTCTCACCATTGGCACGTTTGACCTCTTGCACCCTGGACACGTTGCATTGCTCGAACGTTGTGTGGAGTTGGGCGGCGCACGTGCTCACGTTTCCGTCGGAGTCAATACTGACGATTTCATAAAACGCTATAAGGGGCGTTACCCGGTCATGTCGCTAGTTGAGCGTTTGGAAATGTTGCGCTCGATCCGTTGGGTTGATGAGGTGCTAATCAATAAGGGGAATGAGGATTGCAAACCGCTTATTGATGAGGTGCAACCTGATTTGTTGGTGGTCGGTTCCGATTGGGTGGGGCGCGACTATTTGAAACAAACGGATATCACGCGTGAGTATTTGGAGGCACGAAACATTGCGCTAGTTTTTTTGCCGTACACGGAGGGGATATCGTCTACCGCGATACGGGCACGGCTAAAATAGCAGCATGGCAATAACAAACGGGTACTGCACTCTTTATCAGGTGAAACAAGCCCTGCACATTTCAGACACTACTGACGATGCGCTTTTAGAACTTGCCATTGAAGCCGCCTCGCGTGAGATTGATTCATACTGCCAGCGCGTATTTTTTCAAACAACCGCTACACGCACATTTGAGCCACAATCCTCATACGTTTGTGAAATTGATGACCTCGTTTCTGTCACGTCAGTCAAAACGTCTACAGACAACACGTGGGATACGGTGTGGGGAGCGAACGATTATCAGTTAGAACCGACTAATGGCATTGTTGGAGGTCTTGCACAGCCGTACACTCAACTTCGAGCAGTAGGCAACAACATTTTTCCTTATGGCATTTATGTGCAACCTATGATCCGACCGAACACAGTTCAGGTTGTTGGAGTTTTTGGCTGGTCGGCTGTCCCTATGGATGTGCGCATGGCCTGTATTTTGATGTCACTTCGTCTTTTCAAACGCTATGACAGCCCACTAGGTGTTATGGGTATGGGAGACCTCGGAGCAATCCGTGTCAGCCGGGTTGACTCCGATGTGCAGGCACTTCTTGCGCCTTATATGAAGGTGACTTACGCGTGAGTATTGCGACGATCCGTGCAGGGTTGGGCACAAATCTTGCGACGCTTTCAGGCTTGCGCATTGCGACGAGTTTGCCGGAGCAAGTGAACCCACCACAAGCGGTTATTAGTTTGCAGTCTGTCGCTTATGACGGGGCATTACGCGGCGGTCTTACGACTTACACGTTCATGGTCACGGTCATTGTGGCGCGCATGAGTGAGCGCACCGCGCAGAGCATTCTTGACGGCTACATTTCGCCAGGTTCAGGTGCGATTAAGAACGCGATTGAGTCTGACAAGTCTTTGGGCGGTTCTGCCTTTGACGTGCGTGTTGAGGCTATGAGCAACGTCGGAAGTCTTACTATTGGAGAAGTCAATTATTTGGCGGCTGATTTTACCGTCACCGTGTATGGAAACTAGGAGAACACAAAATGGCAAAACAGGTTTTCACGAACGCATATGTGACCGTGAACGGAACCGACTTAAGTGACCACATTGGTGCAGTCACCATCGACACGTCGGCTGATGAAATTGAAACTACAGCCTTTGGAACTGCTGGCTGGCGTTCTCGTGTTTCTGGTCTCAAAGATGGCTCAATTCAGCTTGATTGGCATCAAGACTTCGCCGCCTCGTCGGTTGACTCAATCTTGAATACCGCTTTTGGTTCTGTGGGTACTGTCGTGGTTATCCCGAACGGTACCGTGGCAAGTGCAACAAACCCTCGTTACACGATCCCAGCAGTAATCAGCTCGTATTCACCCGTTGCTGGAAGTGTTGGAGACTTGCTCACATTTAGCACGACATGGGCATTCGCCGGTGCTATGACGCGAGGCACCGTTTAGGCATTAGAGTAGGGTCATGGATCCTATTCAACTTGAAATCGTCTACGCCGACGGTACAACTAAGAACGTGAACGCGCTTGCGGTTGACTTGATGCGGTTTGAGGCGAAGTTTGACGTGAGCGTAACTACGCTTTCGGCCCCGAAGATGACTCATATTTTCTTTCTTGCGTACTCGGTTGAGAAGCGTACGAAGGCTACTGAGCTTGAGTTTGAGCCGTGGGTTGAGACAATTCAGATTGTCAAAGAGGGCAGCGCAAAAAAATAGAACCGTTGGGCGGTTACTCAATCCATTGGGTGATGGCTCAACTTGCGTATGAGTATCACATTTCACCGCGTGAGTTGATGGAACTTGAACCGCGGATGTTGTGGACCATGCAGAGGTATCTTGTCGCTGTGTCTCGTCAGGCTGAGGCGCGTCGGAAGTAGACTAGGGTCATGCCTGCAACCCTACGAGCTGAAGTTGACGCGCAAGACATGGCGCGTGTTGCTCGTGTACTCCGCAAGGTTGACAAAGAGTTGCTGAATGACCTCGGGCGTTCTATGCGCTCCGGTATTGGTGGCACCGCGCGTCAAATCGCGGCAAGTGCGAATATGAATGGTGCGCCGTTGTCGGGTATGCGAGACAACAAGGGAAATACAAAGTGGGGCAACGTTCGCGCGAGCGTATCTACGAGACCGGGGCGAATGCGTTTCGGTTGGGGTGACTTAGTGACTATCAACGTTGATGCTGGCAAGACTTCTCGCGGAATGTACATTGCAGAGTTTGCCGGATCAAAGAACCCTAATGGTTCACCTTATGATGCTCGTGGCCCGTGGTTTGTCAGGATGTTGAATCTTCGCGTACCGGGTTGGGATAAGGGTGGGCGTTATGTGTATCGCGCGTTTATGCCTTTCAAATCCACTATTTATGAACTTGCCTCGTCGCTGGTTGAGCGATGGACTGACCGCGTGAGCGAAGAATTGGAGTCGCGCTAATGCCTTTACGTATCCCGATTGTTTCTAAGTTTGATTCTCGCGGAGTGGATGACGCGAAGAACGCGTTTGGTTCTTTGGGTCGGTTCGCAAACAAGATGGGGCCGGTTCTTGCCGGTGCGTTTGCGGTTGGTGCTGTTGGTGCCACGATGTTTGCTGGTGAGGCCATCAAGGCGGCGAACGAGTCGGAGAAGATTTCGCGCGGTCTTGAGAACGCAATAAAAAACGCCGGGCTTTTCGGTAACACTGATGCGGATATCAAGAAGGCCACGGGCGCACTTGAGGATCATGCAAAGAAGCTTGGTGAGCTTATCGGCGTGGATGATGAGGTCATTACGTCTATGGAGCGTACGTGGATGGCGGTGCCGGAACTTGCGGCGTTGGGCATCCCCGGCATTGAGAACCTGGCAAAGGTTACGGCGGATGTGGCAGCCGGTACGGGCAAAGATATTCAGAGTATCGGTGGCGCGTTTATCAAGATTGCTGGCGACGAAGAAACAGCTATGGGGAAGCTACTCCGTCAGGGCATTGTTTTCACTGATGGTCAAAAGGAGCAGTATCAGGCTTTTCTTGACGCAAATGACCAAATTGGTGCTCAGAAATATTTGATTGATGAATTAGGCAAAACGTATTCGGGTTCTGCCGAAGCGATGGCTACTCCGCTCGATCGGGTGAATATCATTTTTGGCAACATCATGGAGACTGTTGGCAGTTTTCTTATGCCAGCAGTTCAAAGACTTGCTGACTATTTCCAAACTGTCAGTGACAAAATGCAAACTGATGAAAGCTACAAACAGTTTTTGAAAGACCTCGGTGACGTAATGATGGGCGTGGTTGACGCGTTCATAGGTTTTTCTGATTGGTATCTTGAGAATCGAGACTTAGCAAACAACATTGCTACAGCTATTGGAATTAT